ACTCTTCTTTGGTTGCATGTCTCATGGCTAGCTTTTGATTCCCTTCGACAAGTTCGCAACGATAGTAAAGATGGTAACCGCCGGATTTAGTACGCACTACGTAAAGTAATGGCATTAGATCCTTCAAGGATTCTTTAAGGCGTTGCCATAGTGTACCGCTTACATCGTACTTAAGATCCACGTCTATAATTTCTAACCCTCCGGAAACACCTCCGCCGATAATGGCTATGTTCTTACAACGTTCATTTGTGAATTGGGCCTTAATAGTTCCATCGTCCATGATCTTACTTTGAAACTCCGTCCAAGGAAAAACGGCTCGTTTATTTTCTCCGATTGGTATTACGGAGAATCCTTGCTTTGCGTAATAGTTGGCAGCTTTAATCATTGGTTAAATTTCTTGCATTTTATAAATTGTTCTTACTTCAAATCCTAATTCTTCTAGTTGCTCATGCCGGTATTTTTGTAATTCACTAAGCCGGCCTTTTTCGGCCTTGCACTCTATAAAGAAAGTCTTGCCGTCTTTAAGAAGCATAAGGTCGGGCATTCCGTTCTTATTGCATTGTATTATCTTTACAACGTACCACCCGAGCAATTCAAAATGTCGAATCACTTTACTTTGTAGAATACTCTCTCTCAAGTTCTTTAAGTTTAGGATTAACTTCTTTAATAAATTTTTGCTTTACCATTATGTATAATGGTTGCTTTTTTTCTTTTGCGGGTAGCGCCTTACGGCCTCGGGTTTCTTTTTTCATTTTTGTTTTGTTTTGATTTTTATAATTTAATAATTGTTCTTTAATATTATTGTCATAGTTCATCATATAATTATACCACCATTTTTCCATTTTCTATTATATTTATTGCTTTAAAAATTTCGTATGCTACTTGCGGAACTATTGCGTTTCCGTATGCTTTGATTGATTCTATTTTCCATTTTGAAAAGGTAATGCCGTCCAATTCTTTGGGAAGCCCATCATTTCTTCCACAAATTGAGGGTTCAATTGGGAAGTTTTGCCATCTTCTTGTTTCCAAGTTTGATTTGTTAATATATAAACATTCCTCAATAATGCCGACCTGTCTATGCCATTCTTGCTTATCATTGCATTTTCGCTGTATGCTCCTTTGTAATCCGTCGCTGTCGGTGTTGGAAACATGGGATGCAATAAACCATATTCGGTCTCTTCGGTGTGGAGCGTTGACGGCGCAAGCTGGAAGTAGAAACGGGAGTACTTCGTACCCTTCAGTTTCCAAGTCAGTTTGCACCTCGTCGAATACCACCCCCCCCCCCCAATTAATAAGCCCGCGAACGTTTTCGCCCACAACCCAACTTGGTTTAATTTCTCGAATTGCTCTAAGCATTTGCGGCCATAGATGGCGTTCGTCTTCTTTTCCTTTTCTAAGCCCGGCCGTTGAGTATGGTTGGCATGGGAATCCTCCGCTAAGAATGTCAATGTTTCCTTCGTGAATAGTGAAGTCTGTTTTAGTAATGTCATTGTATGATATTGATTTTGGGAAATGGTGCTTTAAAACTCTTTGTCCAAAAGGATTCCATTCGCAATGAAATACGTTTTCCCATCCGGCCCATTCGGCGGCAAGGTCAAAGCCACCTATTCCGCTAAATAAAGATCCGTGTTTCATAATTATTGATTTGCTGCAAACATACTAAAAAAAAATTAATAAAAAAATTTTTTTATTTAAAATAAATACTTTAGCTTTGTCCTTGTAGTCTAAAACAAACTACGTTTTAATTATGGCTTTATCAAATTTAGGAGGTGTTAACACAACTTACCTCAGTGTTGCGGACGGCAACTTAGTACGCCAACACAAACAAGCAAACGAGCGCACAACGGAGCGCTTAACAAAAACCGGCAAGCTAGTATTTGAGGAAAGGTTTAAAGATCTTACCGCAAAACTAGAAAACATTACCACGCGCACGAATGATTACGGCACCCAGTGGCAGTTAGAATTTTCGGACGGCGACGCTACTTATATAGTTAGCTTGCCATACTCTAGCCGTTACTCTTCTAGCTTCTTAAAAGCTTTACCAAACGTAGACGTAAGTAAAGAATTACGTTTTATGCCGTGGGCCATGAAGGACAAGCAAGACGCTACTAAAACAATTACCGGCGTTACGTTGTACCAGGACGGCGAAAAAATCGCACCGGCTTACACTAAGGAAAACCCTAACGGCTTACCACAAATGGTAAAAATTAAGGTTAAAGGTAAGGAGCAATGGGACGATAGCGATATGATGCAATTTCTTGAGCAAATGGCGTTTAAACTATTTGCCGATCAAAACGATAATAACCCCGTTCTTGACGAGGAAACACCTTTTTAGTTGGTGGATTATTGGTTAGCGGTTTGTGGCTTCCGTACAAAAAGCCACACTTTTTAAACCAATAAAAAAATATTTTATGCCAGTAATAAAAATAACTAGCGAAACAAATTTACTTCATAACGAGACTCGATATTTTATCCGCATTGACGGCAAGTTTATACAAGGATTTTCAACCCTAGAAAAAGCCGAAGAGGTAGCAAACCAAATAGCAGCCAACGGCGGTAAAGAAAAAACCGATGAAATCACTATTAAAGAAATTATATGTTAATAAAAAACCTACAATCCAACCAACTAACTTTCAAGGACGGCCGTTTTTATACCGATGAAAATGGCAACTACTTCCCTAGCGCAACCACATTGCTTGAGGCTTATCCAAAGCCGGCGCAACTTATAATGTGGATGAAAGAGGTAGGATCAAAAGCCGACGAAATTAGAGACGCCGCCGGTAAGCGTGGCTCGGCCGTGCATCAACTTACCGAAGACTATGACTACGGCACCGAGTGTACTTTGCTTGACGAATACGGCAAGCCTAAATATAGCCTTGACGAATGGGCTATGTTTGAGCGTTACGTAGAATTTAGCACCAACCATAAGCCGGAGCATTTATTAGTTGAGCAAACATTTATAAATAGTGGCTTAGGCTTTGCCGGCACCATTGACCGCGTTTGCACAATTGAGGGCAAGACTTATATTTTAGACATTAAAACAAGTAACGGCATTTATAATAGCTATTGGTTACAACTAGCCGCATACCGCGAGTTATATACCGCCGCGATAGGCAATGCCGATATTATGCCAAAAATTGACGGCGTGGCTATTTTATGGCTTAATGCCAAGACTAGAACTTATGGCAAGAATGGAGTAATACAAGGGCCAGGATGGCAGATGGTTACGGAAATGGACACCTCAAAGCAATGGTCTTTATTCCAAGCCGTTCAACAATTATGGCATGCCGAACACGAAGGAGATAAGCCAAAACAATTTAGTTATCAACTTTCTCATAAAAAGTAATTAACTTTACCCCATGAATACCAAAAGAAAACGATTGTACTTTGACATTGAGACCAGTGCAAACATCGGTTTCTTTTGGCAGAGTGGGTTTAAATTAAATATCGGGCCACAAAATATTATTAAAGAGCGTGCTATTATTTGCATTTGCTATAAGTGGGAGGACGAAAAAGAAACCCACGCCCTTACCTGGGATAAAAAGCAAAATGATAAAAAGATGCTCCAAGATTTTATCAAAGTTTTAAACACCGCCGATGAAACCATAGGACACAACGGCGATAAGTTTGACCTTGCATGGGTGCGCACGCGTTGTTTATTTCACGGCATCGATATGTTTCCAAGCTATACAACGATTGATACTTTAAAAGTTGCACGATCAAAGTTTAAGTTTAACTCTAATAAACTTAATTACATTGCGCAATATTTAGGAATCGGACAAAAGATTAAAACCGAGTTTGATTTATGGAAGGACATTGCGTTAAAGAACGATCAAAAGGCCTTAGATAAAATGGTTAAGTATTGTAAAATGGACGTAATACTTTTAGAGAAAGTCCATAAGCTTTTGAATAATCACATACCGGCTAAAACGCACTTTGGTGTTATCTTTGGCGAGTATAAGGGAACTTGTCCGGAGTGTGGATCGGATGATATACAAAAACATAGTAGACAAATTTTAGCAACTGGCACCATTAAAATAATTTACAAATGCAAAACGTGTGGGAAATTTCACCGAAAGACGGACAAGTAGGCGGATCACATTACAAGGATTTAAAGATACAACCTACTGAGTTTATACATGCTAACAATATACCTTTTATAGAAGGAAACATTATAAAATATATTGTAAGGCATAGACAAAAAAATGGACTTGAAGATTTAAAAAAAGCAAAACATTACTTAGAACTTTTAATTCAACTAGAGTATGAAACTACCAAAATCTTTTAACAAGATGAAACTATATGAGCAAGAAATGTGGCTTACAAGTAAGCTAGCGGAAGTGCATGGCATTGAACAAGAAATAAGACGCTACTTAGCCAAGGTGCGAGGTGGTCAAGTTATATTTACCCCAAGCGATGAAATAGATAGGCTTGATGAATTGGAACTAAAAAAAGATGCTTAAGATAAAAATAATATATCGTAAGCTTGGACGCGAGCAAGCGCATGGACTTGCTAGTAAAGACGGCGTTATAGAAATTGACGAACGCCTAAAGGGTAAAAAGCACTTGGAAATTTTAATCCATGAAATTTTGCACTGCATATATCCTAGAAGTTCCGAAGCTACCATAGTTAAAAACTCGGTTATGCTTACGCGCCTTTTATGGAAGGAGGGTTATAGGCGTGTGGATCAAAAAGAAGACGAGCCGCTACAAGACGGCTTATTATAGAATTGGATTGCCTTTGACCAATTAAATATGATTAGGCAAAAGGCCGGTAAAAAAAAATCAATAATAAAATTTATTATAGTAATTAGGGAATGCCGGCCTTATCTTTTTGACACATATTACATAAACATAAGTCAATATTTTAACTTTTTGACATGCAACTAAGAGACTACCAAGTAGACATTGCGGAGCAAGCCATAAACATCTTAAAGGAATTTAAACTTGTTTATTTAGCTATGCAAGTACGTACGGGTAAGACTATAACCAGCTTGCACATTGCTAGCTTATATGGCGCTAAAAAGGTTTTATTTGTAACCAAGAAAAAAGCTATAAGCAGCATCGAAGACGATTTCAAGCAGTCTAATTGTTTATATGATTTACTTGTTATAAACTACGAAAGCTTACATAAGATAACACACGCTTACGATTTAATTATAGTTGACGAGGCGCATGCTTTAGGACAATTTCCAAAGCCGAGCAACCGCGTAACGGATTTAAAAACTATTTGCATAGGCAAACCTATAATTTATTTAAGCGGTACACCAAGTCCGGAAACTTACGCGCAATTTTACCATCAATTTTATGTAAGTAGTTATAGTCCGTTTAAAGAATATAAAAACTTTTATGCATGGCATAAAGAGTACGGCATACCAAAGACAAAGTTCTTATATAATATGCAAGTGCCGGACTATACGCACGTTAAGCAAGAAAGGATCCAAACGGAAATCCAGCACTTGATGCTAACCTATACTCAAGAAGAGGCCGGATTTGAATCTTTAGTTGAAGAGGTAATTCTTTATGTACTTATGTCGGATAAGGTTAAATGGGCCGTGGATAAGATTAAGAAGGATAAGCTATTTAAAACCAAGGACGGCGCGGTGGTATTAGCCGATACCTCCGTTAAGGAAATGCAAAAGATACACCAAATTTGTAGCGGCTCGGTAAAGACCGAGGATGGCAACGCTATAATGTTTGACGATACCAAAGCCAAGTTTATTAAAGAGCGTTTTAAAGGTCAAAAGATAGCCATATTTTACAAGTACATTGCCGAGGGTATGCAACTAAGGGTACACTTTGCGGGCCGTATTATTGAGGATCCTATGGCCTTTAACGAGGCATCGGGCGACGCGGTCTTTATAAGCCAAATTCAAAGCGGGCGGGAGGGTATAAACTTAAGCACGGCCGAGGCTTTAGTTATGTATAATATAGACTTTAGCGCCGTTAGTTATTGGCAAAGTAGGGCTAGGATGCAAACCAAAGACCGCACCGAGGCGTCTAAAGTCTACTGGATATTTACTGCGGGCGGCATAGAAGACCGGATTTATAGCATGGTGCAAAACAAAAAAGACTTTACTTTGAGTCATTTTAAGAAATTATTTTAGGTCATAACTCGTTGGTTTTCAGTTACTTTAAATTAATTTAAAAAAATTTATTAAAAATATTTTTTTATTAATAATAAAAGTATATCTTTGATTTATCAAACAAACCAAAAAAACCAACGTTATGACAACTTTAATTAATCAAACCGGAACAAAAGCAGTAAACATCAAAGCTAATATGTCTTCTTTTATTGCTATGTATGTTCAAATTTACAAAGGTGAAGAACAAGTATTAGAATCAAAATCATTTTCTACATTTAAGAAAGCATTTAAATGGGGTGAAATTAAATTATCTTAAAAAAGTTAGGGGTGCGGCTAATCAACGCACATTTTTTTAAACCAATAATTTATCAAATGAACAAGTTAAAAACTCCCCAACAAAAAGCAAACGAGCGCTATGCTCAAGAAAGTATTAAGCCCATGTATGCGTTTATCATTGTATGCGTAGCTTTTTTAGTAACCGCTATAATGCAAAACTTATGAGGCCATACTTAACCTTTATTTTTGAACTAACATTTTTTATGTTAGTATCGGTTCCCTTAGCAATTACGTTGTATTTAACGGCAACGCTTATATCAAAATTTAAAAACTTTTAACCATGGCAAACCATCAACAATGGCAAGATCTTACTATTATAGAAAAAATTGATTTAGTAGGTAAGGTTACCCACCTTTTACAAAACGATTTGGATAGCTATAAAGCAATGAAAAATTGGGTTTTAGCAAGCGAATTGCTTGGATTATTTAACGAGGTAAAAATCAATAATGAAGGAAATTCTTAAATATATAAAACTCTATACCGGTTGCAACGAACACGCCCTTAAACGCATTGAGGCAATACTTGAACCAAGACTTCAACCCGTAGTAGTAGAAAAAATCATTCATGTAGAAAAGTTCGTCAAGCGCAAGCCAAGGCCTAAAATAACTTTAGTAGAATGGAGCCAAAAATACTTTCAAGAAAATAACACCACCTACGAGTATATAAAACAAAGCCGAAGGTTGCAAGAAGTTGTAGACGATAGAAATGCTTACATAAAGCAAGCATACTTTGAGGGCTTTAGGCCTACCGAAATAGCAAGGTACTTAAATAGGAACCATGCTACAATTTTACACACTATTAGTAAGTAGTTCCCCCGCTACCATTTTTAACGGCTCGCAAGATTTGACCTCTTTGTGGGCCGTTCTTTTTATAGCTTAGATTAAAACAAAACCATTCTTGTCAACTTTGCCCGCATTATGTAACGCTTTTAATTCTGCAATAGACTTGCCAAATGTTTTTTGGAAATGTGGAGCGTCTACGAATTTCCAATCGCCACCCCACTCGTAGCCATATCTTTTAAAAATAGCCACAATCTCTTGCCAATCACTTTTACCATCACCATCAAAGTCAGTTTTTAAATCCCAGCTCGCAGTCTCAAAACTGCCGTTTTTATCTTTGTCTACTAATAGAACAATATCGATTGCCATCCCATAATTATGGTATGAAGAACCGCCACGTGCGTTTGTAACTATTGAACCAGGCTTTGTTCTACCTTGTGCAAATAATGCATCTTGCTCGGCAAATGTTCTAAGCGTATAAGCAAAGCGACAAGCTGCCGTTCCAGTTAAAGCTGCAACGATTTCATCGTACATAGTTAACGCTTCGTCTCTTAATTTAGGGTGGAGCAATTGGATTCGCTCTAATGTTTTTTGATCTTTCATTGTTATAACATTTTAATTGCAAAATATGTCAATAACACCACCCATAAGATTGCTCCTATAAGTAATGCTCTTTTTTCGTTATTCGGCATTTTCTTTCTTTTTAAAAATCTTTTCGACACTAGTAAGGCCTAAAGTACCAAAGGCAAGCATCGCCACGGCCTCAACTAAGATAGCACTAGGTGCGAAATGCTCTTCACTAAATTGATTATGGTACATAGTAACGCAAAGCGCTATTGTGCAAAGTAAACCGCAAAGGCGCTTCATACTAAAGCGTCCGTTCTCTTCCTGGAAAAATTGTTTCATAATTGATTGAATTGAAAAACTATTAAAAAAATTAATATTATTTTTTGCCAAGCATGGTATTTATCCATCTTGTCAATTTCTCTTTCTCTGTTTTGGTATGTTTCAAGATTGGCTTGATAACGATATTTGTAATGTTCAAGCGAACTAACTTTATTAGTGTAGACATTGAGTAAAGAATCATCTTTTATACTTTTATTTTTTAAAGAATCTATGGTTTTATTATAACCTACATACAAAGCGTTTATTTCATTGCCTTGCTTTATGGTCATTATTACTACCGAGTCATCCTTAATTTTCTTTATTTGCGGATATTGCGAATAGCTTGAAACTACTACCAGTGTCATTGCTAACGCTATCCAAAGCTTGTTTAACATCGTTTAACTCGGTTTTTAATATATTGACTTCTTGTTTTAATTCCGTTATTTTTTGCACGGCTTGTTTAACTATTTCCGCTTCTTTTTTAGTTGCCTTTGCTTGCACCTCTACCGACCTAGAATTGGTTGCGCTTACTTGCTCCATAAGCTTTGCAAACTCAATATCTTCTTTTGTCTCTTCGCTAGGCATTTGCGCCGTAGCCGTGCAACCAAATAAAAATATAAATAATAAGTACTTCATTATTTTATTGCTTGAATTTTTCCTAGACTTTCAAGGGTGCTTAGTTTTGCCGTTGCCGCCGCTAAGCTAGAATCACATCTTCTTAAGGCCACTTGCATCACGTCTACCTTATCGTCAAGCTTTTCAACCTTTACGTTTTGCGTAGTAATTTGATCTTTAAACGTTGTACGCACGTCTATGTATAAATACGATATTGCAAGCAATACTAAAAATAGTGTTGCAACTATTGGGTTCTTGGCAAACTCCTTGAAGGTCATTGGTAGTGTCATAAAATCTTTTTAAAATATCCTATTTGAAATTCCTTGTTAGTGTTTATATTTAACTGGATTTGCCCCTTATAAGGCGTCTTATAAATAAGTCCGGCTCCTAGTGTGCCTTTAGTTGTGGCATTGCCGCCAATATAAAGCTCACCTTTAGGCTGGTAAGGAATGCGCAGTTCACGCACCTCTTTAATGATCTTATGTGTAATGCTTGCGCTTACTGATCTGCCAAAAATTGCATTTTTGCTGATCGTGTCAGTGATGGCGATTGTGCCATCTTGTATGCTTATTGTGTCTTTGTAGATATGCTTGGCAAAATACTCTTTAAGTATGGCCATGGTGTCAACTGGTGTGCTTACGGATATTGTATCGTATATTGTAGTATCTTTTCGGATATCTTTGCCTTTACGATATATAAGCGAGTCATGCTTTATTTCAAGCGTGTCGGTTGTAATGACAACGATAGGATCGCTTGCCTTGTAAGACTTGCTTAAAAGTAGTGCAATGACTAAAAGTGATATGAGTAAGAAAAACCTAGTCATATTTTTTAGTTGCTTTATAGTAATATCTTATTGCCATAAAACCAGAAATAATAGCAACCAAGCCGGCTATTAAAGTCACAAAAGGTTGTGCTTGGGTTACTGACAAAGTCGCGGCGGTCATTGACACGCCGGTATTAACTAGGGCTTGGCTGCTATCTTGAGTCATGATTAATCTTCTTTTTCAGCCTCTTTAGGCTTTTGATCTTCTGCTAACTTACCAAAGAAATTTAACAATGGCAACCCGAACTCAGTTGGGATTTTGTTGATGTACGCTTGAAGTTCGTTCAAGTCTTTTTCGCTTAATTGTAACATAAATTTAAATTTAGACAAATATATAACTAAAATGGATTAGGAAGTACAATCGTTTTAGGATTTATTATATTATCTAAAGTGATAATAAGTTGAGCATCTAAAGCCTCAACATCAACACCTGCGTTTAACCAACCCTCTACGATTGATTGAGTAAGTTCTTGATAAGGAACAAATCCTTCCGATGGCGGTGTTAAGCCTAAACAAACGGGATTTTGGCATAATGTGTTGCCATCGCTAATTTGTCTGTATGCGTTTATTGTTACTACTACGTCGGTTAAGCCATCTATTGACTTTGCCGTTACCATTGAATTTTGTGGGATTACCCAAGAAAATGTATTCATATTTTTAAATTTTACCAAGTTGTTAATGCCGTTCTTACCCAAGTGTTTGTTGCCGTACATACATAAATAAACCCTGCCGTTACAACGATATCGCCTGTTGTTCCTGCTGCCGTTGATGAAGCAGGTGCAGTACCCATACCACTAACTAAACGAATGTTTCCGTAAAGACCTGTAATGGTTGTTGAACTATTACCTATTACTGTTGTATTAGAACCTAAGCCTGTGGAATTATGTCCAATTACAATTTGATTTGTTTGATTATTTGCTAAAGGAGATGCAGTACTACCAATTAAAATACTATCATTTATAATAGTAGTTGCAGTTGATTTATCAGCAATATATCTACCTGCATTTCTTCCTACTAAAACAGAACTTGAACCTGAACTTACACTTGTACCTGCCTCGCCTCCTATATATAGGTTATTACTTCCTGATACATTAGATGCACCTGAGTTTTGTCCTATATAAGAATTTCCACCACCGCTTGTATTATTTTGTCCTGTGTTCTGACCTACAAAGAAATTAAAAGAAGCATTATTATTTTGTCCTGAACCATTACCTATAAATAAATTCTGACTTCCTGTTGTATTGTTTAATCCTGAATTTAAAGAAATAAATGTATTATTGCTTCCTGTCGTATTAGACTGACCTGCGCTTGTTCCTATAAATGTATTACCACTTGCAGTTGTATTAAATATACCTGCATTTGTTCCTATAAAGGTATTAAAGCCTCCTGTAATATTTGTTAATCCTGCACGCTGACCAAT